GTTGACATGCGTTCCGTAAAGCCAGCAGCTACCCGCATGCTTGGCGGTATTAAGTCCGTTGCAAAAGGCACTGTTAATAACATGATTAACGGTGGCACTGGCACCTATAAGCGTGCAAGCATGAAAGAGATGAAAGCAACCGTAAAAAGCGGCATGAAAAGTATTAAAAACATGCTTTAAACTAATACTCTATGGCAAAGAACTGGATTCAAAACGCAATTAAGAAGCCTGGAGCACTCCACAAGGAACTCCACGTACCTGCTGGTAAGAACATTCCAGCCAAGAAACTAGCTAAAGCCGCAGATAAAGGAGGAAAACTTGGGCAACGTGCTCGCCTCGCCGAGACTTTGAAGAAAATGCATTAGTGAAGTACGTTTTAACGCATTATTCGGGCGACTGGACATGGATTTATGAAGAAACAGACGATTTCTTCATATACAACCGTACCGAGGAAGAGATACCCAATAGCGTTTCACGTGAAAACTTCGGAGATGCAGACTACGACCGCCTTTCGTATATAATCGACAACTATCACGAATTGCCGGATGTTTTCCTATTGTCTAAATCAAATCTCTTCAAGTATTGCCCAAAAGAAGAGTTCGACCAACTGAAGAATAACCAAGCATTTACGCCACTTCTAACGCAGAACCACAAAACCTACGCAGATGAACGAGGTGTCGTATGTTTCTACCAAGACGGCATGTACCACGAAAGAAACGATAGCTGGTACTTGCAAAGCGTACCTGCCTTCAAATTCAATAGTTGGGCTGACTGGGCTAAAGAGTTCTTCCTACCAAATCCTGCGTATATTCCCTTTGCACCAGGAGGAAATTATATTTTGACCCGTGAAACAGTACACAAGTGGCCAAAAGAATACTACGAGCGCATGCGTAGTTTCCTTCCCTACAGCTCAAGACCAGGCGAGGCAATGTTAGTCGAACGTAGTCTATTTCTTTTATGGAAGTAAATTTTTGTAAACACCAAGACAAGATAATTAGGAAAGTTGTGTTACCAAACGGAAAGATATGGTGGTTTTATGGGTGTGAGGCTTGTATCTTGCCAAGAATTGAATCAAAATCATCTATTACCTAATGTGGAAATAATATGGCTAAAATAGTGGATGTTTGTACGTATAACGGGGAGAAAGATATATGGGACATTCATTACAATGTCCTTAAAGACCATGTGGATGAGTTTATTGTTGTGGAGTTTGATAAGACCTTTTCAGGAGAAGAAAAGATTTGGACATTTCCTGATATTTGGGAGAAATATCCAAAAGTAAAATACTTCTATCATTTAGATTCTCAATACGAGAAATACCGAGAACTAGCAGAATCATCACCAAATACCGTAGGAGCAGAGCACTGGAAGCGTGAGTTTATGCAAAAAGAATCTATAAAAGACTGCCTCACTCACTTGGATGATGAGGATACGGTATTTATAGGAGACGTTGATGAGATAGTTGACCCTGAGATAACCAAAATTGAGCCGTGGTTTCCCGTGAAACTAAAACTACGGGTATATACCTATTACCTCAATAATCGCTCCACAGAGGCATTCTGGGGCACTCTGATGGCTAAATATGGTGATGTTAAGGATAGTTGCCTCAATCATCTACGCCAAGGAGCAAAGAAGAGTGATGGATATGGTGGCTGTCACTTCACTTCAATGAAAGATTCGCTGCGAAAGAAACTAACTGATAGTTATACACAGGAAAGCTACGCTACCCCCGAAGTACTAGAGAATCTCGCGTATAATATAGAACAGGATAAGGATTTTCTCGGTCGGGATTTCAAGTATGAGATAGATGAGTCAGAGTGGCCAGAGTTTCTCATGCGAAACCGAGATAACTATCAACACTTAATGAAATAACAAAAAGGGAATGAGTAAAGGATTCTGGGAAGGATTTACTACGACTGCCGGAGAGCGAACGAAGAATCAAATACAAGCAACAAAGCGGTGGCGAGAAAACAATAGGGAACGATATTTAGCTAAATGTGCTGAATACACAAGAAAATGGGCTACTGAGAACCGCGAACGTCGAAGAGAGACCCAGCGAGCATACTATTACCGCCACCGAGAAAAGGAACTTGAAAGGAAGAAAGAATACCAAAGGACACACAAAGATAAAACAAATGCAGCCTCTAAGCGATATTACGCATACCTCAAATCACTCAAGACCAAACAACACTGCATCAACTGTGAATCTATCGTACAAGAAGGCATATATTGCTCGTGGTGCATAAAAACCTACAACCTTAACAAAAACTTAATGACATCCATATGAAACTACTTGGTAACCGAATCATAGTTCGGGAGTTTGAAGAAGAAGAATCAAGCATCATCGTACTGGATAAGCAAAAGAAACCATTCTTTACCGGTGAAATAGTAGCAGTTGGCACTGATATTGGGCTATCCGTAGGAACAACCGTACTTTTGAACCGTCATTCCGGCGGTCTAGTAGAATGGGAAGGAGAAATGCTCCAAATGTTCACCCAAGAAGATGTAATAGCTATAAACAAATAACAAACATGATAAGCCTCCTCGCAACCTTGATTATTCTCGGTCTTGTGTTCTATATCATCGGCCTGATTCCCATGAGCGACCCATTCCACAGATAATCAAAATAGTAGCAATACTCATCGCCGTAGTACTTATACTTGACTTCCTAGGCGTACACGTTCTACCCTTACACTTAAATGGATGAACTGATAGAACAGCCCAAAATCAGCAAAGCTGCGCATTTAGCACCGTATCAGTTTAAAAAAGGTGTTAGCGGTAACCCTATGGGACGTCCACCAGGTCGTTCCCTTAAAGATAGAGCAAAAGCTTATCTTGCTGGTCTAACGGACGAGGAAGCAGTTGAATTCTTTGAAGGGATGAACAAGAAAGATGTGTGGGAAATGGCGGAAGGAAAGGCAAGACAGGACGTAGAAGTCTCAGGTGAGATGGTTTCTAAAGTTGTACGAATAGATGAATAATGATGAATCTATCTCTTTCACTGAGCTTTCCGGCTTTTTCCCTAAGCAAATAGAAGCTAAGGATGCCTCTAAACGCTTTAAGTTTACGCTCTTTGGTGGTTCCGTAGGTTCAGGTAAATCCCGCTGGATACGCTGGATGGCCATATATTGGCTCATGGATTATTACAGCCGCTACGGTATTAAAGGCGTTCGTGCAGGTATTTTTTGCGAGGATTATCCAAGCCTTGAAGACCGACAGATAAGTAAGGTTAAGATTGAGTTCCCTGAATGGCTGGGAAGATATAACCAACAACGACATGAGTTTACGCTCGCGCCGGAATATGGTTCAGGAGTCATCGCGTTCAGAAACCTTGATGACCCAGCTAAATACCTTTCTGTCGAGTTTGCGGTCATTGCTATTGATGAGATAAATAGAAACCCAAAAAGCACGTTCGATATGTTGCGTTCCCGCCATCGTTGGCCGGGAATCAAAGATGTTAAGTTCCTGGCAGGCTGTAATCCACTCGGCGAAGCATGGGTAAAGAACATGTGGGTTAAAAGACTCTTCCCTAAAGAAGAGCAAGAGCAATATGAATTTGTATTCGTACCAGCACTACCAACTGACAATCCACACCTTGATAAGAGCTACTACACCGCGCTTGAATCTCTACCGGAGACCCAGCGTTTAGCTTATCTTGAAGGTAATTGGGACGCGTTTGATGAGCAAATGGATGAAAAAGGCTATTTACGCCTTGTTAACGACCGTGAACTTCAAGCCTGTAAGGCAGATGGTGGTGACCATGCAGGCTATATTGTTATGGGTGTTGACCCCGCAGCAGGTGGCGACCGTAGCGCTATCGTCATCAAATCAGCCAACTTGCAGCAGGTAGTCTTTAACCAGAAGCTCCGCGATACCATGGACTTGGTCGGCGTCATCATGGATAAAGCGCGTGATTTCAAGGTTGATTTCATTTGCATAGACAAGACAGGTATTGGGCAGGGTGTGTATGACCGCCTCAAAGAACTTAACTACGCTGTCCGAGGCATTGCCTTTGGTGAGAGACCAGAGGACGAAATGTTCCAAAACCTTAAGGCAGAATTACACTGGCGCGAGCGTAAATGGCTCCTGTCAGGCGGTAGGCTTATCGCTAATGAAGGTTGGAATGAGTTTGAGGTAGTGAAATACAAGAACAAGGATGGCAAAATCATCATTCAGCCTAAGGAAGAATTGTTTAAAGATGGTATTGCTAGCCCAAATGTCGTAGACGCAGCCGTTCTAACTCAAGCCATCTCTGATACTTCCATAAGAAGTGATAGACAGTTTAAGAATCTCCAAGGCCACTTTCATGACCAAACGAACGAATGGTGGGGAAGCGATAACTTACAAGGTAAACAAATACAACGATGGCCAGGATAGCAGACAAAGACCGCAAGGTTAAAAGTGCCAAGGAACGAAAGGTCGAAGACCATATCGTCGGTAAAGCCACTGTGAAGGAAACTGTGGACAACAATGGTGGACACCAGTCAAAGGATATAGAATGGGATGTAACAGCGGCGGAAGTCCATTCGGACACAACGTTAGAATCAGATACGGGCTATGGGAAAGCAGTCGTACTGCGGTTCTTTGACTTTCTAGCCCAGCGTGAAGCCTTTAGACAGCACACGCCAAGCAAACAGGAACTCTTCAACGCCCACCAGCTACAGATACAGAGCGCATTGTATTTGGATGATTTAAAGATATACGAAGAAGTTCCACCAAAGGTGATGATTTCAAAGAACAGAAGGTATTACCGAATCGTAGTCGCTGCACTCCCATCGGGCACCATACACAAAGATATTCCAACACTCTCGCAAATAGCCAATGACACCAGGCCAAATACAAACTAACTACATAGAGAGCTTTCAATTCCTTGAACAGAGGAAGCGTCGGCAGGTCAATCAGTTGGTGCTTTTGAATAACCTTCAGCGTGGCGACCAGAATATCGCCTCAACGCTGCTTCTAACGCTCTTTACCCGTGTACTTTCAAGCCTGTACGACGATAAGTTGCAGGTGAAGTTCCTTCCAACCCAAGGAATTACCCAAGAGCAGTTAAACTCCTACAACACACTTGCCCAAAGTGATTATCAAGAGATGGGGCCGTCAGATATGCCAGGTAAGGCACGTCTTGACTACGATTGGTGCTGGGACACGCTCTTTTTCGGTCGTGGGTACATGGAAACCCTCAATTTCGATAAGAAACGTAAGGTTATGGTGCCGCACGTCATAAATCCGCTGGTATTCGGCTATGACCCGTACTTCGAGAACCCGCAGGAATGGCGCTACTACTGGAAGTGGGTGACGAAGACTAAGTTTGACCTAAAGCGCCTACAGAAAGCAGGAAAGATAGATGCTTCCATTAATCTTGATAGTATTCCTACCGGCGTTGACCCGTACTTGTGGGAGTACAAGCAGCGACGTGATGCTGCAACCCAAGCAGTTGAACCGTCTCTAATGCCTGCTGATAACGATGTGTACCAGATTCTTGAGTATTTTGCATACGATGACGATGGGGATAAGGCCGTATTTTGGGTAGATAAGCATTTTAGTCAGATTCTGAAAGAAGAAAAGCTCCAGCTTGATGATATGGAGTATGAAGATGGCTCCATTGGCTCTAAATGGCCTATTGTCGTTAAAGAATCATTCCGCGTACCCCATGCCTCGGTTCCCTTTAGCGTTGCTGACTTGCTTGAGGACAAGCATCGCGCAAAGTCAGTACTCCTCAACCTTGCCTTTATAACGGCTAAGGATATTGCTAATCCGGTGTATTGGTATGACAAGAATAAGGTCACGGATGTAGCCCAGTTCTTCAGTCGACAGATAAACCAGCATATTGCGGTTGATGGTAATGGTAATGAGATTGTCGGGCCGCTTAACATGAAAGACCCTATGCCTGCTGGTCTTATTAACTTCATGCAGGCGCTCCAGCAGGAAGCAAATGACCCAGTAGGTACGAGTGTTTCATCGCAGCCTGCAACTGCAAACGGTGATAACACAGCTACCGAAGCAGCTATTGACCAACAGCTTAATGACATGGCACAGAGCCTACAAAGCAAGATTCTTCAGTTCGGTGAACAGGAATTTTGGAGTCATTGGTTCCACCGCTACCAGAAGCATGGCGAGGAACTTAAGAGCAAACTTGCTAACATTGTAGGGGTTAATGGCGTTACTACGAGTGAAATTGACCTTACCGACTTCCAAACAGCCTACCCACCAGGCGTTATGGTTTTCTCTGCGAAAGAAGCTGAATACAAGAATCTCGTAAAACGTAGGGATATGATGCAGCTTTACCCGAATCTTATGCAAAGTATGGACCCCGCAGGCTTTAAGAACTTCAATAAGCACGTATTCTTCCCACTCATGCTTGAAGACCCAAGCCTCATCGACGTTATGTTCCCTAAGAGTATTGAGGAGATTAAGGCCGAAGAACAGAATGAAATGCTCAAGAAAGACCAAATGCCACCAGTCCTTGATACGGATGACCACATGACTCATCTCTATATCCACAGGATGGTACAGCCTAAGACATGGGCTACATGGTTCCATATTCAGGAACATGAGGAAGCTCTTTCAAAACAACAGGCTCAACAGCAACAGATGCAGCAAATGCAACAGGCAGAGCAGGCAGGCCAAATGGGTCAACCAAGTACTCCTGGGGCAAGTTCAGGAGGTTCACCAAGTTCACCCATGGCAGCGGCCTCTCCTTTAAAAGAGAATGCCGTGACCCCAATGAACTCTAATAGTAACAATCAATAATATGGCAAAGAATTATTCACAACGTCTTCCTCGCGACCGCGACGATGGATTCATGGCAGAATCATTACCACCGTTCCCATCTAATACGGCCAATTTCCGAGATAACGGCTCAGCTTCAAGCGTTTGGGCACTCAATACCAACACCACTGCCGTACAGGTGGTAGCTACAAGCTTTCCGGTAGCCATCAAATGGGCAGGAAACCAGCAGGTAAGTGTCTTTGGTTCGGTTGGTGGCGTTAGTTATGACGCTGTCGTACCAGCTAACTGGTCGCAGCTGTTTGTGGTTCCGCGGTCTGTTATGGGAATCGCAAGCAACGTGGGTATGAACGTATCAGAAGGCCTATATCCAGCCATTGCGACACGTTCGCTTGGCGTAGGCAGTGTATTACTAACCGAATATTAAATATATGGCTACAAAGAAAACTGACGATGCAGTAGAAGAGACGACTGTTGAGACTCCCGTTGAGGAAGTTTCGCAGGAGAAATCAGTCCGTATCAACCGTGACTTCAAT